GAAAAGGAAGCAAACCAAGAGGGTGAGCGAAAGCAAAATCCTAAACTTGAAAAGCGGTTTTCAGAGATAACCAAGCAACGTGAGGAAGCCCGTAAAGAGGCACAATCCGAGCGTCAAGCTAGGATAGAACTAGAACAGCGTTTGGCGGCACTAGAGCAACAGAGACAACCACAACAGGCGGTCAATGTTGATCAAGAGCCACAACCGAGTCAGTTTAGCGATGCGTTTGAGTATGCGAAGGCTCTAGCCGAGTATTCGACAGAAAAGGCGTTAGCGGAACGTGACAGGCAAGTAGCGATGGCTAGAGAGCAAGAAGCGCATCAAAAGATGATCCAATCTTGGGCGCAGAAGGTTCAAGAGGCTAAAGCTGAATTGCCCGATTTTGATGATTTGGTCGCAGCAAGTGACGTAGTTGTAAACAACGCAGTCCGAGATGCAATTTTAGAGAGTGATGTAGGCCCAAAAATCCTGTACCACTTAGCTGAAAACAATGACCTAGCCAAAAAGATTGCAGGGTTGAGTCCTAATGCAGCGCTTAGAGAGATTGGGAAATTGGAAGCAAGGTTTGAGGTGAAAGCCGAAACTAAGCAAACGAATCCTCTTGTAAAAAGTAAAGCACCAGCACCGATTCAACCGATTCGAGGCGGGCAAGGCAAGGCTGATGTACCGATTTCCGCTGATGGCGAATTTCATGGTAGTTATCAGGCTTGGAAGGCCGCCCGTAAAGCGGGAAAAATTCGGTAAACCTAATCTATTTGGAGTCCAAAAATGGCTAATAATTTATTGACGATAAGCAAGATCACCAACGAAGCGTTGATGGTTTTGGAAAATGAGTTGACTTTCACAAGTGAAGTTGACCGTAACTATGATGACCAGTTCGCTGTTGTCGGTGCAAAGATTGGTAATACAGTCAATGTCCGCAGACCTGGCCGTTTCATCGGAACAACAGGCCCCGCCCTGAATGTAGAAGATTTTAACGAGACTTCAGTTCCCGTTACATTGACTACGCAATTCCACGTTGACACACAATTCACAACACAAGACTTGGCTTTGTCCTTGGATATGTTTAGTGACCGAGTGTTGAAGCCCGCTATTGCGGCTATTGCCAACAAGATTGACCGTGATGGTTTGTCTATGGCTACCTTGCAAACCGCCAATATTGTTGGTACTGCGGGAACACCCCCAACGGGTCTGATTACATACCTGACAGCGGGCGCATTCCTTGACTCTGAAGGCGCACCCCGTGATGGCCGTAGATCATGTATCGTTGAGCCTTTCACATCAGCAACCATTGTTGATAGCTTGAAGGGTTTGTTTGTCCCCTCTGACCGTATTGGCACACAATACGAAAAGGGTTTGATGGGTCGTGACTCTGCGGGCATGAACTGGAAGATGGATCAGAACGTGGTAAGCCAAACCTTTGGTAACAACTCTACCTCTACTGTGACCGCTTCTGTTGCTACCACAACTGCAACGGGCTTCCTGACTACGGGTTGGGCATCCACAAGCACTATCACTTTGACAGCGGCTAACACGGGAACAATGAATTTGAATGCTGGCGACACCATTCAGATTGATGGCGTTTTTGCAGTTAACCCACAGAATCGTCAAGCGTATGGCACAAACAAACTCCGCAACTTTGTTGTGAAGACTACCGTTGCCATTGCTTCTGGTTCTTCTGTCTCTGTTGTGGTCAGCCCTGCGGTGATCACTGCGGGTCAGTTCCAAAACGTGTCCATTCCCACAACCTCTGCCACAGCAGCTATAACTCAGTTCAACAAAGTTGGCACTGTATCCCCACAGAACATCATCATGCACCGTAATGCGTTCACGATGGCCTGTTGCGATCTTGAGTTGCCCGAGGGTGTTCACTTTGCGGGTCGTGCAAGCGATAAAGAAATTGGTTTGTCAATGCGTGTTGTGCGTCAGTACACCATCAACAATGATTCCATTCCTACCCGTTTGGACGTTCTGTATGGCTGGGCCCCTCTGTACCCCGAACTCGCTTGCCGAGTCGCTGCCTAATGGTCTAAGAGGGGCTAATCACCCCTCTAGTTCTAAACTTAATCTAAGGAAATATCATGAGCAATCCAGGCCCAGCAAGTAGCACAACGATTCACCCATCCAATTTGGCATCTAACCAAGCAATTCGTCTTTTAGGCTTTGCAATTGGTGTGAACGTCAATTCCACGGGTGATCAAGCGGTTATCGCAATCAACAACTCCACAAACTACTCTGTTAGCAATGTGGTTTTCACCAATGCTTCAATTTCATTGACAACTGCCGCAGCGGGTCTGTTTACAGCCCCTAGCGCAGCGGGTACAGGAATTGTAGCCAATGCCGCTTTGTCGGCTTTGACATCCGCAACCGTAGTGTCACAACGCACCGTTGCCGCCACAGGCATTCAAACGGGTCAAAACCTGTATTTGAATGTTGGCACGGCACAAGGCGCAGCCGCTACGATGGATGTTTATGTCTATGGCTACGACTTCAGCACATTCAGCTAAATCCTGATGTGATGTGAGAAAGAGCCACTCTCAAAAGGGGTGGCTTTTTCTTTATTTAGCGTTACAATTTACTCATTCTTTTAAGGAATCATCATGCCCTCTACTACCCTAGCCCGTGGCAATGCGTTGCAAACATTTTATGTTGGCCCGTCCTTGACCCCTGCCGCTGTTGCAGCGGCAATTACAGCGGCACAAACATTCACCGTGCCAGGCCTTTTGACAACAGATCACGTTTTGGTGGCTTGTCAAGCGGCTCAAACTGCGGGTGTTTTTATCGCAGACGCACGTTGCTCTGCCGACAATACACTAAGCATCCAATTTGGTAATGTCACTGCGGGATCGTTAACCCCTACCGCTGGTACATACCTTGTGGATGTGATTCGGTTTGAAGGCCCATTACCCACTACAGCGGGCTAATCATGTCTAATACCACGGTCTTACGCCCCGTAGGAGTCACAACCGCCATTTCGGTGACGGCTTCTTCTACTACTGCAACGCAGATTAAGGCAAGCACCAATGACCAAGTTAACTACGCCTCTTTCATCAACACGGGCGCTACCTATGTTGCTGTAAGTCTTGGCGATGCTAACGTGGCTGCGGCAGTCTTGCCCGTCAGCGCCTCAACCACAGGGAACTTTGTGTTACCCGCCTCAATGACAGTTCCAATTGTCTTGGCAGTACCCGCAAGCCCTTACTACGTCCGACTGATTGGGTCAGCCGCAGGGCCATCCATCGTCTACATCACCCCCGTGGGCGATCAAACCTAAAAGGAAAAACCCATGTCAAGCACTAATTCCGTTGCAAACACATCTACTACAAACATTGTCCCTGTGCAAGCTGAGTTTGATTCAGCGGGCGCTTGCTTGGGTTTGGTGGGGCCAGCGGGGGCTTACTTTAGCCCTCCGATTACAGGCTCAACAATTAATAACACGGTCATTACAGGCTCAACAATTAACAACACGGTCATTGGTGGCACAACCCCCGCTGCCGTGACGGGAACAACCGTTTACGCTTCAAGCGAACTTGGTTACTCAGCTGCCGCACAAGGAACTGTTACCCAATTGACAAGCAAAACAACTGCGGTGACTTTGGACAAGTCTGCGGGTCGTATCACAATGAACAACGCTTCATTAACTACTGCAACTAATGCAACTTTCACGTTAAATAATACAACGATTAGCGCTAATGACACCGTGATTTTGACCATTTCTGGTGGTCAAGCCACGCCTGGCTCTTACAACGTATTTGCCAACGCTCTTAGTGCGGGTAGTGTAAGCATTTCACTACGCAACATCTCAGGTGGCACATTGTCTGAAGCCGTTGTGATTAACTTTTGCATAATTCATAACGCTTAATTTGCTTACTAAAGGAACATTATGGGAACTTTAGTCTTTCAATCTTCAGCGGGTGGTTCGGTCAATTTACTTGCCCCTAGCACAAGTTCCACAACCAACTTTACTTTGCCTTTAGCCGATGGTGCTAACGGTCAAGTTCTTAAAACCGATGGTAGTGGCACATTGGCATTTGGAACAGTTGGTATTACGGGTGGTGGCACGGGCGTTTCTAGTGTTCCTACAAACGGTCAATTGTTGATTGGCAATGGGTCAAGTTACACATTGGCAACCTTGACTGGAGGAAGCGGAATTTCTATCACAAATGGATCAGGTTCAATCACGATTGCTACGGGCAGTAGTGGTGGGCCAGCGGGTAATATTTTTCTTCAGACTAATTTTGGGGGTTTTTAATCATGGCAGTCACAGCAACACCTGTTTTTACGCAAAGCATTAACGTAGGCGCAACAAATGCCATTCTTAGCACGGCAATGACCAACACAACCGCTTTTGACGGTACTCAAGCCGTTGGAACGGCTATGGTGCTTGTTTTTACTGCGGGTGCTGAGGGCGCTCGTATTGACCAAATCATGTGCCGTTTAGCTTCTACCAATGGTGCAACGGCATCGGGTACTTCATCGGCAACGGTGGTGCGTTTTTGGATTAATAACGGTGCGGCTAATACCACGGCAAGTACAAACATTTTCTTGGGTGAAGTTGCTATACCCGCAACTGCTGTTACCGCCTTGGGAACAACCGCATTAACTACGTTCCCATTAACAATTCCTAATGTGGGTTTGAACATTCAAGGCACTTACCGAATCTATGCGGGTACAACCGTAGCGGCTGGCGGTACAAACATTGGTATTGCCGTTTCCGCATTTGGTGGGAATTACTAAAATGCCTCAATCCAATCAACCTAGCGCATTTAATTATGCTGTAACTAGCCGAGCCATAAATGTTCAAACATTTACTTCCTCTGGTCGATGGGTAAAACCGCCAAATGCTACCTTTGTCATGGTTGAACTGTGGGGCGGAGGCGGTGGCGGTGGTTCTGGTCGTAGAGGCGCTGCTGGAACAATAAGACAAGGCGGTGGTGCGGGCGGTGGCGGTGCTAGAAATATACAAACATTTTTAGCGTCAGATTTAGTCCCTACTGTAGCCGTAACCATTGGTGCGGGTGGAACGGGCGGTGCAACTCAGACTGTTAATGACACAAATGGAAATGTTGGAACTGTTGGCGGTAATACTATATTTGGCAATAGCGCAACGCTTGGATTATATTATTTAGCCGCTTTTGGTGGCGGTTTGGGTGTGGGCGGTCAAAATAGCGCAATAAGCTCCATGACGGGTGGTGGTGGAGGTGGTTCGGCTGGTGCGGGGGCAGGCAGTGGCGCAACTGGAAATAATGGTGGGCAACCTAATCAAGCTGGTTATGGACAATTTGCTGGCGGCGCTCAAAACAACATTGGTGGCGGTGGTGCTGCTTCAACAGGCTCATCATCAGCAGGTTTTGCCGAGTATGGTGGTGGTGGCGGTGGAAGTTGTACAACTAGTGCTACAACCGCTACTGATGGTGGAGGATCATTGTTTGGCGGTGCGGGCGGCGGTGGCGGTGCGGGTTTGGAAACAACCAATGTTGCTCTAGTAGGCGGTGCTGGTGGAAGAAATGCTTATGCAAGTGGTGGCGGTGCTGCTGGTGGTGCGGCTACGGGCGCATCAGGCACTAATGGCTCATTACTATTAAGCGGTTCTGGCGGAGGCGGAGGCGGTGGCGGCTCCAGTGCCACATTGGCAGGCGGTAGTGGTGGCACAGGGGCATTTCCCGCTGGTGGTGGTGGTGGCGGTGCGGCTTGTGTAAACGGAGTCAATTCTGGTGCTGGCGGTAATGGCGGCAACGGCTACGCAGTCATTTACACATTCTGAGGTAGATATGAATAGATACGCAATTATTGAAGATGGCTTGGTGGTGAATGTTGTCATTGGACAACCCGAACTAGCACCCAATCAAATCCTAGTGGAATGTGAAGGTGCAGGGCCAAGTTGGACATACGCTGATGGTGTGTTTACTGCACCTGTAGTCGTTGAGCCTACTGTAGTAACACCCACTAAAGAAGAATTACTTGCACAAGTGCAAGCCTTAACAGCCCAAATTCAAGCGTTAAATTAATTATGAAGTGTTATTCATTCAGACATTTATTGTGAAATAGTAAGGAAAACCTATGACCGTGCCTTATGACGTAATTAGTAGAGCGCTTAAGGACATAGGCGCATTGGAGGCGGGAGAAACGCCAACGCCAGACGCAGCGCTTGATGCGTTTGACATGATGAACGACATGATTGACCAATGGTCAAATGAAAACATGATGGTTTTCAATGTCACCGAAATCATTTGCCCCGTCATTTCGGGACAAACTCAATATACAATTGGCCCTAACCCATCGACTTTGAACTTTATTGGTGCGTCTTTTACAGGCTCAATCACGGGTAATATTTTGACCGTGACGGGTATTTTGTCAGGCGCTTTGGCACAAGGGCAAACCCTAAGTGGAACGGGAATTACAGCGGGAACAAAGATTACGCAGTTTTTGACGGGTGCGGGTGGCAACATCAATGAAGAAGGCACTTACCAAGTCAACACCAACCAAACCGTTGCCTCAACAACCATCACGGCTTATTATCAAAAGCCACTCAACATTGATTCGGCATTTGTTAGGATAAATACTACATCTAATAATCAGCCAATTACGGGCGGTGGTTTAGATTACCCTATTTCGGTCCTTGCTTTGCAAGATTACGAAATGATTGGTTTAAAAACGCTCAATGGCCCGTGGCCGAAAGCGGTTTACTTTAACCCAGGCGCTGAATCGGGCAACTTGTTTGTTTGGCCAAACCCCTCGCAAGGTGAACTTCATTTGTTTGCCAATACTTTGTTTAGCCGTTATGAATCTATGTATGACGACATAGCATTGCCACAAGGCTATTCAATGTGCCTTAGATGGTGTTTAGCCGAGCGTTTGATGCCTATGTATGGCAAAGCCTCTGCAACGCAAATAACAATGATCCAGACGTTTGCGGGGCAAGCCAAAGCTACCCTCAAACGCACCAACATGAACCCTTTGGCGGTGGCACGTTACCCCGATTCTTTGCTAACGGGTAAGGCAAAGGATGCGGGCTTTATTCTCACGGGCGGCTTTATTTAAGGGGCTACCATGCCAGATTTCGGTTTTGTTGGCGCATCGTATGAAGCACCGAGTATTTATCAAGATGCTCAAGAGTGCATAAATTTCTTTCCCGAAGTTGACCCCGCTAAACAGCAAGGGGAACGGGGCGTGGTGGCGCTTTACCCCACGCCTGGCCTCACCGTCAAAGCCGTTTTACCAAACTTACAAGAAGTTCGTGGGCTGCACACAATTTCGGGCGGTGAGCAATTAATTGCCGTTTGTGGGCCTTATGTATATTCACTAACTTCTAATTTAGTTCCTACCGTAATCGGTCAACTTAATTCTAGTTCTGGAATAGTTCGTATTACCGACAACGGGGTCAATGTTTATTTGGTGGACGGTGCTTTTCGTTACACATTCCGCATTTCTAGCCCCGCCTCTGCCGTGTTCACAGGCTCTATCAGCACAAATGTTTTAACCGTTACGGGTGTTTCAAGTGGCACGATTGCCGCTGATCAAGCCTTGTTTGGCGTTGGCGTTGACAATGAAACCGTCATTACTAATTTGTTAACGGGTACGGGTGGAACGGGAACTTATGAACTTAACCTATCCCAAACGGTTGCATCAACTTCTTTGAGTTCTGCAACCGTGGGTGCGGAAGTCACGGGAACTATTGGCGCTGATCTATCCACGGTGACAATCACGGGCGTGGCAGGTCAGTTTGCTTGTGCGGCTTCCCCCATCCCTTTGGCTATTGGTCAATCTTTGACAATTAGCGGAACTTTTGGTGGCACGGGATCAATCTCGGGCTATATCAATCCAACAACTTATTTTATTACCGCCACTAACGCATCAACAACATTTACCTTGTCCGCAACTTTGGGCGGTGGGCCAATTACCACAACTGCGGGAACGCCAACGGGTCTAACTTACCAAGTAGCGCCTACAACTTTAAATGTGACCGCTGTAATAAGTGGGGCGCTTTATGTAGGGCAAACCATTCAAGGTGTGGGTATAGCCGTTGACACGATCATTACGGCCTTTGGAACGGGGTCAGGTGGCGTTGGAACGTACACCGTAAGTAGTTCGGGCTTCTTAAACTCTAGGCAGTTCTACGGGCTTAATTTCTCTGTTTTACCCTCTACCGATGGTGCGTTTAGCGGTGCAAACACGGTGGACATTATTGACAACTACTTTGTTTATAACAACCCAACGACTCAACAATTTGGTGCGAGTGACCTTTTGTCGCCCGTTTCACCCACTCTAAGTTTTTCGCTAAAAGATGGCGCACCCGATGACTTGGTGGCGTTGATTGTTGATCACCGAGAAATTTTCTTGTTGGGTGAGATTTCCTCCGAGGTGTGGACTGATGTTGGAACTGTGCCGTTTCCGTTTCAGAGAATCCCAGGCACTTCTACGCAACACGGCATTGCAGCGCCTTTTTCTGTTTCCCGCCTTGGTAACTCCTTTGCGTATGTCTCAAGGAACAACCGTGGCCAAGCGCAAATTATGCAAATGCAAGGGTATCTTCCACAAAGGATTTCTACTCATGCGGTAGAAAACACCCTAGTCAATCAATACGTTGGTGATGCTATATCGTGGACTTACCAACTTGAGGGACACGAAGTTTTTGTGGTCACTTTCCCATCACTTGAGTTGACATGGGCTTATGACATCACAACGGGGTTGTGGCACAAGTGGCTTTACTTGGCAAACGATAGCACTTACCAACGTCACCGTGGCAATTGTTGTGCGGTGTTTCAAGGCTTGGTTATCATTGGTGACTATGAGAATGGTAAGTTGTATGAGTTGGACAAAGACAATTATACGGATGATGGGCAGACGATTCGCAGATTGCGTAGAGCGCCCCATTTGGTGACCGAGTTTCAACGGCAATATTTTGATGAATTGCAGATACAGTTTCAGCCAGGCGTGGGGACTACGGGGCTTTCAAATTATGAGCAAATCGTAATCCCAGGTTTTATTTATTTGGGCGATACCTATACAATTGAAAGCGCAGATTCATTGATTATCGAGGCTACTAAAACCTATGTTTTAGGCACTATTGGTCAACTTAACCCAACCACAACAACGCCACAAGCCATGTTGAGGTGGTCAAATGATGGTGGTTCAACTTGGTCAAATGAATATTGGGTAGGTATTGGTCAACTTGGTAAGTACAAGAATCGTGCTATTTGGCGAAGATTGGGAACGGCTCGGGATCGTGTGTTTGAAGTCGTGGTGACCGATCCCGTGAAGATGGTGATTATTTCAGCAAACCTTAAAGTGCAAGGGGCAGAGAACTAATGTCTAATGGACTATCTAACACGCAACAAGTTAACCCCTATCCACAAGCACCGTTTTTGGATGGGGCGACTAATCGTCCATCACGGGCATGGCAACAGTTTTTTATTAACTTGTTGAACTTTAGTTCGTCCGAGACTGCAACAACGGGAACGGCAACCCTACCCGCCAACCCCGTTGGGTTCATCAATGTCACCGTAAATGGGCAAAGTTTTAAAGTGCCTTACTACAATGTTTGAGAAAGTTTAAGTCATGGATAACCTAGTAAATTCATTAGTAACTACAAGTATTGGTTTAACAGATCAACAAGTTGTAAGTAAGTTGTTGGCTAACCCAAACATGAATGATTCTCAACTCGTTCAGTTAATGCGAAGCAGTGGAATTTCGCCCTCTCAAATGTCTAGGGTTGCAAATATTCCAGAGGGAAAAATAGCCGCTAGGGTTGCGGCTACGATTTCTCCTGGCAATTCAGTAACACTTGGCGATACTGTTATTGCCCCTCAATACAGAACAACTGGCTCAGGCATGGACGAGCAAATTGGCCCTCTTGAGGGTTTTGCCATGTCTAAAAGCAATGGCGATATTAATTATAAGGCCCCTGTTGGCACGCCAATGCAAATTTATAGTGCTGATGGCGAGTTTGTAAATACTATAAAAACCCAAAAAGTTGGTGGCATAAAAGAAATGCTTAAAGACCCAGTGGTCTTAGGTGCTATAGCTCTTGCAACTGGTGGCGCTATGGGATTATTTAGTGGCGGACCCGCTGGTGCAACAGTGGGAACATTGGGCGCTGAAGCGGCTGGTACTTCACTTGGTTCTTTAGGCAATGTAGGCGCTATGGGCGCTTTAGGCGGTGAAGCCGCATTGGGAACAGGATTGACCGCTGCGGGTGCTGGAGGTCTTGGTGGTGCAACGGGCGCTGCGGGACTTGGTGGTTCTCTTGGCACTGGATTGACTACCGCAGGTGCGGGAGGTTTAGGTGGTGCTGCTGGTGCGGCTGGTCTTGGTGGTTCTTTAGGTGCGGGAATTGGTGCGGGCACAGCGGGTCTAGCCGCTACAAATTCTTTACTTGGAGGTGCTGCTTTAGGATCGACTTTAGCGGGTGCTACTACACTTCCTCTTGGCACAACATTAGGCGCTTTAGGTGCAACTGGTGCGGGTAGTTCATTATTAAATGCTGGTGCTGGTGCGGCCGCTGGTTCTGCTTTAGGTGCGGGTGCGGGTTCTGCATTAGGAACTACATTAGGCACGGGTTTGCTTTTAAACGCTGCTGGAAATGTGCTTGGCGCTACTGCAAATCAAGCAGGCATTACCGATGCTAGAAACTTGATCAATGAGTATGGAACAAGAGCCAATGATAGGTTGACAAGCACTTATGCGGATGCAAGGGACTTGGGCGCTGCGGGTCGTAGAGATTTAAACAACATTTTTACAAACCAAAGCACGAATTTAAACAACATCATTAATGCCCAAGCGGGTGTTTATGGTCAAACAAATCAAAACTTAGCCAACAATTATCAAAACCTAAACACCAATTTAAACAATACATTAAACGCCCAAGCGGGTGTTTATGGTGATACCACCAAATTATTAGATAACACTTATGCAGATACTTCAACTAATCTAAAAAATTTATACGACACACAAGTTGGTTATCAACAGAAGTATCAAGACGTTGGTAATGCGGGTGCTCAAGGTTTGCTTGATAACCAAGGCTATTTGACCAAGCAATTTGGCACGGCTGACCTTAATACCGAGTTAGCGCCCAATTACGCATTTATGTTGGGTCAGGGTCAAATGGCCAACCAACGTGCGGGCAACATGAGTGGTGGCGCTTTGGGTGGTAATGCTTTGCAAGGTTTGCAGAAGTACACGCAAGATTATGCGGGAAATGCTTATCAACAAGCATTTAACAACTTTCAAGGCCAACGTCAAAACATTTACAACACCTTGGCGGGCATGGCAAATATTGGCACAACGTCAGCGGGTCAATTGACTAATCTTGGCAATACTTACGGCTCTAACATGGGTTCATTGTCTAGTAACTATGGAAACGCTAGAGTTTCAAATGCGGGTCAGATGCAAAATGCTTACAACCAATATGGAAGTAACTTACTAAGTGGCTCTAATGCTTATGCTGGCAATATGGTCAACAATGCCAACACAATGCAAGGCGCTTACAACCAATATGGTAGCAATTTGAATAATGCGGCTAACACGTTTGGTAGTAACTTGACAAACAATTATGCTACGGGTGTCAATGCCGCCAACGTAGCGGGCTTGAATGCCGCTAACCTTGCCGTAGGTACAGGATCAGCTTTAGCAAGCAATGCAACGGCAGCAGGGGCTAACAACGCAACCGCATTGAGCAACCTTGGCAACACGGCTTTGCTTGGCTCTATGATCAAAGCGACTTAAGGATAAATCATGGCTGATCTTTCATTCAATGTAAATTACGCAAAGCCCCAAAC